CGAATGAAAGGTTTGCCATAGCAATTTTTGAAACGTAGTCAGCCGCATTACCAAGTGATGATGCAGTGTTGTTCAATTCAACATACCCGTAACGAGTCATGAATGAAACTACTGGTTCGAAAGTTGATGGGTCAACCACAACGCCTGATGACATTAAAGGAACGTATGGGCAATAGAACGCAGCCGCGTCAATTTCGCCTTGACCTTTATAGCCTAAAAGAACATCTGTTGTGTCTGAAGCATATGTATTTACATAGATACGCATAGTACCGTTTAGAGTACCAACAAACTTAGTGTTTGTAGGTGCTTCAAAAGTACCTTCAGTAGTACGAGCAAATGCTGATGTAGTTGCTGACTGTAGCACTGTAAGTGCCGCAGGTGAAACAACTGCCCAGTTTGCCGCGCCTCTACGAGTACGTTGAGCGATTAAGTTCGCTTCACGATTCATCATAGTTGCAAGTACCGCATGTCTGTCACCAACGAAAGTTGGAGTACCAGTAAATGTACCATTCATATCAAATGATGCTGTGCCCGTAGCAAGAGAGCCTAGTGAACCTAGAACTTCTTGGTCGATTTCAGCAGTGATTTCCATAGCAAGTGCTGCCATGATTTCTGCTTCAACATCTAAGCCGTGCATTGAGTTAGCATCTTGTGCCGCTTCAAAAGTCCAACGTGCAGATAGTTTACGAGTTTTCGCTTCAACTGTTTGCTTAAGAACTTGAATTGACATTTTGTTACCAGCATCGCCTTCCATTGATGAAGTAGCCGCCGGAGCGTTTGTACCATCGCCAGAATATGATGTAGCAATATCAAAAGGTGATAATGCTTCTGAACCTGCTGTAGTTGAACCTACAGTTTCAGCGTATCTCACACGTAGTGTATGAATTTGTCCTACTGGACCAGTCATTGGTTGAACACCAATAATTTCGTTTGCAATAACAGTAGGCATTACACGTCTAATGATTGGTAAAATTACTTTGTTTAAAGTAGCAACGTTACCAGCCTGTGATGCACCTGCTGTAGCACTTTCTGTAAGTGCTGATTTTGTGTTTTCTAAAACTGATGACATTACGTCACGCTTGTTACCTTCTAAACCGTCTAGAAGTGTTTCACGAGTAGTGTCCCAATTTTTTCCTTCGAAAAGATTTTCCATCTTTCTCTCCTTTTTTTGGTTTCTTATTTAAGTCCAGCCAATTTCTTTAACTGGATTATGTTATTGGCATCGCTACCCAATGATTCTGGTGTTGAACTAACCATCTGTTCTTCACCTCTGTCACCAGTGTGTTCTGTTACTTTGCCTTCGTTTAACGATTGTTTTGCCTCTGATGAGACTTTTTCATTCAAAACTGCAGGTAAATATTTCTTAAATGCAGATTTTAAATTAGTTGTTTTTACTGTTTCAAGTAAATCAACCATAACATCACGCTTTTCTTTGCCTAGAGGCGATAAAAGACCTTCCATGACCTCTTTACGGTCCATTCTGTCTTCTAACACTTTCTGTGCAGTTTCGGCGCTTGTAATGGCTTCTTCTTTTGCAGTAATAGTTTCTTCCAACTTCGCAATCTTAGTAGCCGATTCTTCTAATTTCTTAGTAATCTTAGCAACTTCAGTTCCTTCACTCAATTGTGAAGTCATGAATTCGCCTGCGAATGTTTCAAAAATTTTACGGCCAAATTCGTTTTCTTTAGCCGCTTGAATATCCTCTTTAAGAACATTCAATTCAGAACGTAAAGCCTTGTCGATAGTCTTTTCTACCAATTCTGCTGAACGTTTGATAAATGAATTCTTAGTTTTAGTAAGAATCTCTTTACCTTCTGCTACCATGCGTACTTTAGTTTCCACTAAATCACGTTTGTCGTCATGGAATTCTGCTAGTTCACGTGACAATTGCTTAACAACGAATTCTTTAGTTCTATCTAAATGTTCGTTAACTTTTGTACGGTCTGCTCTCAGTTCCTTGACTTCGTTTGCTAGTTGAGAAGTAATGAATTTTTCAAGGAGTTTTGCATGTTCAGAAATTGCTTTCTTATATGCAACACGCTCTGCGATTAGGGCTTCACGGTCTGTTTTAAACTCATCCATTTCAGTTTTAATTGCTGTTGAAAGCATGTTATCCATGGCTTCTACAATTACTGATTTGTCGTGTTCAAACTTTTGTGCGAACTCTTCACGCAACTCGGCTGTTATCTCCTCTCTTGCTTCATTTATTTGTGCTTCCCAAGCCTCTGAAATTTGAGTAGAAACTTCTTCACTCAAAACATCAGACTCAAGAAGGCCAGCAAGGATTTCATTTTGTGCCATTGTTGGTTCTCCTTCTTCTATTAAAGTTTAAGTTCTCTTATGAACTTAACTATTTCTTTTGACAAGTACTTTTGTGCTGTCTTGTCGTGTTGAACACTCTGTGCTAACTTCCATGTATCAAAGCCGCCATTCATGTTCATTAATCCTTCGTATATTGCTTTTGGATATGCATCCGGGGCACTTGGCTGTGCCACAATATCAACCGTGATAATTTCATAATTGCTCACTTTGCCACTATTGTCAACTTCACCAGAACCACGAGACGAGACACCTAAAGTGGCACCTGATTCGATTAATGTTCTAATAATGTTGCCCATTGGCGTAGGAACAATTTTAAGTTTACCAAATCCGTCTGCACCGTCCATCCACATATTTTCAATAATGTGTGATACTCGGTCAACGTTGACTGTTAATTCAGGTGGATGGTCGCATTCGCCTAAAACTGGAAATCCTTCCTTAATTCTTTGTTGGACTGATTCCACTGCTTTTTGAATTTCGTTCACAGGATACATTCTTTGGTTAGCATTTTTGACGTTACCCTGTACAAAAATACCTTCCATAAACATATTCTTTTCACCTGACTCGTTCTCAACAATACGTGATTTAACGTTTGCTTGATTATGTGTATATTTTTCAATAAGAACTGTCATTGGTTTCTCCTAAAAAGATTTTATTACTTAGGCTTTTTTCGGCGCTGGCGCTTTTTTATTGCCAACTGTGTTTACATTGCCTGTTTTCATATCTTCTGCTGATGCTGAACCGCCTGATGTGTTACCATCGTTTTGTCCAACTGGTGCCGCACCACTTTCGTCTGCGCCGCCATCTTTGGCTACTGGTGAAGAACCTTCTCCATCATCGCCTTCTTTAGCAGTTGCTGGAATAGTATACTCTTCCAACTTCTCTTCTTCTTCTTCGTCTAAGTCTTCAGATGCCGCTTCTTCAACTGGTTCATCAGTTTCTTCTGCTTCTTCGAAAGTTTCTTCAACTGACTCTTCCATTTCAGGCTCTTCGATATCTAAATCGATGCCGTCCATATCCATGTCTTCTTCGCCTTCATCTTCTGCATCATCTTCGCCAGACATAATTTTTTCAAATTCTGCTTCTAGGTCTGATAGTGCTGACTCTAAATCTTCAACTCTGTCTTCGATTTCTTCTTCCGGTGCTTCTTCATCACTCATTTCTAAGTCATCAACAGCCTCTTCATCAGAAACATCTTCGTCATCAAAGATTTCTTCATTTTCAATTTCGTCAGAATCTTCTTCGATATCATCTACCAAAGATTCGACTTCTTCTGATTCTTCAATTTCCTCAAGTTCTTCTTCTACAACGGTGTCGCTTTCGTTAAGAGAATCCTCATGGATTTGTCGTGCTTGTTCAACAGCAAAGTCGTGTAAAAGCGATTCTGCTTTTGCATTTTCTTCGTTGATTAACAATTCTAGCACTTGTTCTAGTGTACTTCTGGACATTATAAGTCTCCTTATTAATCTTATTCATAGCCACAAGGTGCGGCGGTTATAGAAACGAACATATATCATACCAGTTAGCAAGTAAAAGATATGAT